GGATCATATAAAACTTGCAGAAGCTAAAAAAGAGCATATGCAAAATAAAGTTGAAGGCGTTGCACCTGAAGTTTCTGTAGCTACTTAAAGCTACAATAAAATCAAAACAAAACCACAGCCCTCTTGCGCTCTGATTAAATCTAATATATAAATCTTATTACTATACAATTAATTAAGAACGTAAACGAGTATAGTCGACGGCCTAGAGATTACGTTCAAAAAACTAGGAGGATAAAAAATGTCAAATACTACATTTACAGGACCAGTAACATCTCTTAATGGATTTATTGGTGGACCAAATAAGAATGCAGGCGATACGCAACAAGGTGGAAAAAACACTTATTCAATTGGTGCGAACTCAACTGAAGTAACTGACGGTACAAAAACATTAAGCGCAGCAGGTAACGAAGGCGTTTTAATATATGTTGATAATGGTGCTGCTGGTGCAAAAGTATACGCTTTTTCAGATGGAACAAACTGGAAAAGAGTAGACACGCTTGCTAACATATCATAATTTTAATGGAGCCCTTCGGGGCTCCTAATTAGGAGAAAAAAATGGCAGGTGGCGGATCGTTTTCAAGTGATCAAAAATTTACAACACTAACAGCAGATGGTAGTTTTAAAACTATTACTGGTGGTGGTATAGATTTAGGACCATGTAGAGTAACTTACATTCAAGCTTTTGGTGCAAACAACTCTCTTGTTAAATTACATGATGGAACTTCAAATGCAGGTTCATTAGAATTTCAAGCTAAGTTTGGTACTGAAGGATTAGATGTTTTTGTTCCAGGAAGTGGAATAAGATTTAAGACAGGAGTTTTTTTAGATTTAACTAATACAGACTCTGTAACAATAGGATACACAGGATAATGAAAAGTGATGTAAAAGCAGTTCGAGCAACAGGAACTGGAGCAGTCTTTGGAGGACGAACAAGATTAAGAGGAATTATTTTATCCTCTAGTGGAGGTGCAGGATCTGTAACTTTACAAGACGGTAATTCAGTAACTCAATTCCAAGCTGATGTTCCAAACGGAGATGTTTTTTCTTATAACTTAGCAGAAGATGGAATTTTATTTGAAGGCGGCATGACTATATCAGCTCTTTCAAATGCAATTGTTACTGTTATAATAGATAAGTAGGAGAAAAATGGCTACGTCGGGTACTACAACATTCGATCTACCGATCGACGAAATTATAGAAGAAGCTTATGAAAGAACAGGCTTGCGTGGTAATAGAACTGGTTATCAATTAAAAAGTGCAAGACGTTCTTTAAATATTTTATTATCTGAATGGGGTAACAGAGGTGTACATCTTTGGAAAGTAAAACTAGCTTCAGTTCCATTAGTCAATGGTCAAGCAGAATATAATTTTGCAAACGATAATGCAAATTTTCCACAAGATATAAGTGATGTATTAGAGGCTTATGTTAGAGATGATACAACTGCAACAGCACCAGTTGATACTACATTAACAAAAATTGATAGATCAACTTATTCTGCATTACCAAATAAACTAGCAAAAGGTACACCATCACAATATTATGTTCAAAGAAGTGTTGCACCTAGTATATTTTTATATTTAACACCAAACTCTTCTTTCTCTGGTGCAAACTATAAATTAAAATTTTATTATGTAGCTAGAATACAAGATGCTGGTGCTTATACAAATGAAGCAGATGTTGTATACAGATTTTTACCATGTATGACTTCTGGTTTAGCATATTATTTAAGTTTAAAATATTCTCCTGAAACTGCTCAAGCAAATAAATTAATTTATGAAGATGAATTAGCTAGAGCATTAACAGAAGATGGACAAAGAACATCAGCGTTCATAACACCACAAACATTTTATGGAGATGGAGTATAATGGCTTTTTCTAGAGGTAAACATTCAAAAGCAATATCAGATAGATCTGGTATGGAGTTTCCATATTTAGAAATGGTAAAAGAATGGAATGGATCATTAGTTCATACATCTGAGTTTGAACCAAAGCAACCACAATTAGAACCAAAACCTAAAGGTGCAGATAATCAAGGTTTGTTAAATGCAAGACCTGCAAGAACAGAATTTCCAACATCAACTATATTAGGTGTTAATCCAATATCTACAAATGGAACAACTACAATAACTGTATTTGAACCAGATCATGGTAGATCAACAAATGATATAATTAGTTTTAATAATGTTCAAAGTGTAGGTGGAGTTGATGCAAAAACTTTTAATTTAGAAACAACTATTAATGGTGCTATCACAGCTAGTTCTACACAAATAACTTTAACAGACGCGACAGGATTCCCAGGTACAGGATTTGTTTATTTAGAAAAAGTAGAAAAATTACAAAACGCTGACACAGATCCATTAAAATTTCAAGAGTCTAGTTTAAGAATTGTTGGTGAGGTAATTAAATATACTACTAAAATTGGTAATGTAATATCTAACTTAACTAGAGCAACCTCAGCTCAATTTTTTGGAAAAACTCCTGCAAGCACAACAGCATTAGCTTTTGATTCAGGAACTAAAATATTTGGTGGACATACAATAACGGTTATAAATGAAAACAGACAAAATTTTGCAAACGCTACAGAAACTTTTAGTAATAAATATACCTTTACTATTCCATCTGCAGCATCTACAACTAGTAAAGGAGGAGGCTCACAGATCTTTGTAGGACCAGTGAGTAGCAGATCATAATGGCATACACTATAACAGATTTAAGAACTGATATTAGAAATTTTACAGAAGTAGATAGCACTGTTTTTAGTGATGCAATATTAAACAGATTAGTTCAAAATGCAGAAAATAAAATTTATAGAGCAGTAGATTCAGATGCCGATAGATTTTATGCAACTTCTACTACCACAAATGGAAATAGATATGTAACAATTCCATCTGATTTAAGAATTATTAGATATGTTCAAATAACTAATTCTACAGTAACACCAAATATTCATGAATTTTTAGAACAAAGAGATACAAGTTTTATGGCTGAATATTATAACACACCAGGAACAGCTTCAGGGGTGCCTAAATATTATGCAAACTGGGATGGTAATTTTTGGGTTTTAGCACCTACTCCTAATGCATCATATACAATAACTATGGCTTATATTAAACAACCAACTAGCTTAACAGATAGTTCTGTTGCTGCCACTGGCACTTATTTATCAAATAAATATCAAGATTTACTTTTATATGGTTCTCTTGTAGAAGCGTATGGATACTTGAAAGGTCCGATAGATATGTTACAATACTATCAAGGACAATACGACAAGTCTTTAGAAACGTATGCGATCGAACAACAAGGTCGTAGACGCCGAGGCGAATATGAAGATGGTGTTATTCGTACTCCTCTTAAATCACTTAACCCATCACAATAGGAGATAAAGTATGGCAAACATAGTACCTGATTCATTTAAAACTGGATTATTAAAAGGGACTTTTAATTTTGACACTGCAGGTAACAGCGGTAACGCTTTTAAACTTGCTTTATACACTAGCATCTCTTCTTACAGCGCGTCATCAACAACTTACTTAGCTGGCACAGGAAACGGTGAAGTTAGTTCTACAGGAACTGCTTATCCAGCTGGAGGTAAAGCGTTAACAAACAATGGAGTGGCAGTTTCATCAAACATCGCATTTATAGATTTTGCTGAATTAACTTTTAACTCCGTTACTTTGACTGCTGCAGGAGCTGCTATTTATAAAACAACTGGTGGCGGAAACGAACTAGTTATGGTGTTAGATTTTGGTGGAAACAAAACTGCTACGAATGGTGATTTTGTTGTTCAATTCCCAGCTAATAATTCTACAAGTGCGATACTAAGAATTGGTAACGCGTAATAGTAAGGAACACATAAATGGCTTTTGTATTAAATGACAGAGTTAAACAGACTAGTACAACTACTGGTACAGGAACATTTGATTTAACAGGAACCGAAGTAGGTTTTGAAACTTTTGTTACTGGTATTGGTAATGGTAATAATACGTTTTATGCAATATCAAGAGATGGTTCTTCTGAGTTTGAAGTCGGTATTGGAACAGTAACTGATGCAGCTACTGATACACTTTCAAGAGATACCGTTATCTCCTCTTCTAATTCAGATAACAAAGTAAATTTTGCTGCTGGAACTAAAACTGTATTTTGTACTTATCCTGCTAAACGAGCTCCGTCTGCAGCTATGACAGCCACAACTTATGTAACAACACACTCTTCTACAATTTCTGATGTTCAAACAATGGATTCAGGAGTTTTAGCAGGCCCAGTAACCGTATCAGGAACTGTAACAGTAACAGGTAATTTGGTAATTATATAATGAGTACAATAGAAGTAGATAAAATAATTCCACAGTCTGGCACTAACTTACAAGTTGGTGAATCTGGTGATAGTTTAACATTTCAAAATGATGTTATACCAAACTCTGCTTTAGTAAACGAACAAATTACAATTAATGGTGTTGCTGTAAACTTAGGTGGTTCAGCTACAATACCAACTGAAACACAACCAGTTATATCTAGTTTTACACCAACAGTTATAGATGCAGATGTAGGTGGCACAATAACTATTACAGGACAAAATTTTGCATCAATACCAAAAGTAGAATTACAAAGAGCAAATGGTGCTTTTCAATCTGCAACATCTGTTACATTTACAAGTGCAACAACAATAAGTTTTACAACTGGCACAGCTGGTTTAACAAATGGACAAAACGTTAGAATTTTAGTTACAAATCCAGATGGTAATGCAGCTAGAAGTGGTACAGATTTAGTTGTTTCTGATGGCCCTGTGTTTACAACAACAAGTTTACCTAACGGAGAATCAAACACAGCTTATTCACAAAACATAGATGTGACAGGAGATAGTGCTGTAACTATAAGTACATCTGTTGTATCAGGTGCACTACCTGCTGGCATAACTATTGGATCAACAACAAATCCAAGTGGCTCTACATATAGAGCAGTAATATCGGGAACAATGCCAACTATCTCAAGTCAAACTGTATATAGTTTTACTGTTAGAGCAACAGATGCTCAAGGTCAAACTACGGATCAAGCATTGTCAATTACGTCAACTGCTGGTATATCTAACGCTGGAGGATTCTGTTAATGGCATCAGCAAAATTAAGTCGAACAACTACAACACCAACAAGTGCTGACATAGGTACTGTATCTTTTTGGATGAAAAGATCTGTGCTTGATGAAAACAACAATTATATCATTTCTAATTATACAGATGGTAGTAACTATGGTTATATAAGGTTTAAATCTGATAACCAACTTCAAGTTTTTGGTAATCAAAGTCAAGATGAAAAAAGAACAAATAGATTATTTAGAGATGTAAATGCTTGGTATCATATTGTATTAAGAGTAGATACTACTCAAGGCACAGCTGGCGATAGAGTAAGAATGTATATCAATGGAGTTCAAGAAACTTCTTTTACAACTAGCACTGATGTTGGACAAAATACTGATTACGATTTATTTAAATCAGGTGGAACAATGATAATAGGTCATATACAGTCAGGAACTGCAACTTATTTTAGTGGTCAGTTAGCGCATTTTCATTATGTAGATGGTCAAAGTTATGCACCAACAGTTTTCGGTGAAACAGATGCAACAACTGGAATTTGGAAACCTAAAACTGATCCAGGGATATCACAAGCTAATTATGGTAATAATGGTTTCTTTTTAAAATTTGATAACTCAGCAAATATGGGGTTAGACTCTTCAGGTAACTCACATAATTTAACAACATCAGGTACAATTATTCAAAACAAAGACACTCCTAGTAATGTTTTTAATACTTTATCACCAATTGATATACCAACTAATTCAAGTGGTTCTAGTGGTACACTTCCAACTTTATCTAATGCTAATACAAGTATTACAAATTCAAATAGTGCGTTTAGAGAGGTTAGGTCAAACTTTTATGTTACTAAAGGTAAATATTATTTTGAAGCTAAACCTACAAGAATTGGCGGAAGTGGTGCTTTTCAAGTTGGTGTAGCTTTAAACAATTATAGTCAAGGTTCTGGAGAGAGAAGAGCATATCAAAATAATGGATATAAATATATATCTGGTTCATCAAGTTATGGAGCAACTTTTACAGCTAATGATATAATAGGTGTAGCTTTAAATTTAACAGATGGAGAAATAACTTTTTATAAAAATGGAGTTTCTCAAGGAGTAGCTGCAACTGATATGTTATCTGGAATCGATAGTACTGGTTGGACTGCTGTAGTTAATTGTTATGATGCAGATGGTCATTTAAATTTTGGTAATGGCTATTTCGGAACAACTGCTGTATCTTCAGCACAAAACCCAGATGATGGAATAGGAATTTTTGAATACTCAGTTCCAACAGGTTATAAAGCACTTTGTACTAAATCATTAAATGCACAGGAGTATAGTTAATGGCACAAATAGATAAACCAAATTTACACTTTAACACTAAACTTTACACAGGTAATGGTTCAACAAATCATTCTATTACAGGAGTTGGTTTTCAACCAGATTGGACTTGGATTAAATCAAGAGATGATACTTATAGCCATTTTGTATTTGATGCTGTTAGAGGTGCAGGAAAACAAATTCACCCAAATTTAACTAATGCTGAAACTACAAATTTAAATAATTTATATTCATTTGATAGTGATGGATTTTCTTTAGCACAATCTGGAAATGATGATGTCACAAATAAAAATAATTCTAATTTTGCATCATGGAACTGGAAGGCAAATGGTCAAGGTTCATCAAATACAGATGGTTCTATAAACACAACATACACATCAGCTAATACAACAGCAGGATTTAGTATTTGTCTC